ATAGGTTCTTTAATAAAACATCAGGTACGTTATTAATACCATCATAACTCACATTTCTCATGTGTGCAATGTTATCTATGTACTTTTTAACACTATCAAAACTTTGTCCGTATAATTGAAAAATTGATTCCGCCTTTTGGTCTGGACTATCAAATTCAAATAATTGTGGCGATGTTAAAAATCTAACAAATAAATTAGATTTGTAATCGTCAATTTCGTCCGCAATATTACTTAAATTGTTTAAGTAATTATCATATTCTAATCCTGTAATTTTAATATTCCAATCTTCTCTATCAGATAAAGGCCAACTATAACTTACAGATATTAATTCTGTTTTACTTTGATCAAAACTATCTCTTGGTACTTTAAAACTTGCGGTATATTTAGGAAAAGAATCTTTATTTAATAAACTTTCTTCTAAATCATCTAACCCACCAAAAAACTCTTCTACAGTTTTATCGTTTGGTCTAATTAAAATATTTTCACTATATTCAGTTAATCCGCTAAATGGATTTCCACTAACTTTTAATTTAATAACGTTAGATGTATTTGGTTCCACATATGATAACACATCGTATGTTGTTCCACTTATAGAGATCACATAATTTTTAAATGAGGTATAAAAATCCCTATTTACATTAGTGGATGGGGAAGTCGTATTACTTTTTGGTGCTATCATAACCACCAAAAATGGGTTATATAACATACTATACTCAATATCAAATTGGGTTGAGTTACTTAATTTATTATAATTAATATTAGTGGCAGTTTTACCACTAACGGTAATTAAACTATTTGAATCAACTAAAATTCCTGCCGGAAAATTAGTAATAATATTTGTTGTTGTTACACCTAATCTACTTTTTAAAGAACCGAATAAAGATTTTCCAGCATCGTTTTTAGATCCTTTGAATTTTATATCTTTCTTCTTATTTTTTGTGGTATTTAATGATGTATTTGTATTTGTATTTGTATTTTGATTTTTTAAATCTTCTAAAGTTAAAAAATCAGAAAATGGATTTGTTTTAAAATTTTTACTATCTCTTTGTATTACTTCACTATCTAACGCAAAGTTCGTATTTGTTAACTGCGCAGTCCCTGTGGTGATTTGTACACCAACTAAATTGTCACTAAAAGTATCGGCACCTGTTGCTGCCTGAATTGGAACTTTACGTAATTTTGCCATTAGATATTGGTAATTGTGTCAAAGTTTAAAGTTTCATCAATATCGGTACGATTTTCTCTAACCTCATAAAGAGTGTCGTTAAAGTCGTCTTTGATTTCGAATAAGTTATATTGTTTATAGATATTATTATCTTTATCGTAGATTGTGTAAATACCCGGTGTAACCGCTTTACTTTGATTACCATATAGAGCATTTGCAAGTGTTGAAGAATCGTGTTCAACCATATCAATTTCAATTGTTGTTGGGTTAAGATAGGTATTAGATAATATAATACTTTGACCTGGACTACCAATAAAAGGTACTGTATTTGGTTTGTTTGATGGTGCGGACGATGGTGTGATCGTTAAAAACATAAAGTTTGTTGCACCTTCACTATATTGATATCTTACTGACTTTTGTGTTGAGCTGTTTAAATTAGCGGTAACAGGTGTACAGTAAAATGACGAAGTAACTATCTTATAAAAATTAGGTAATTTTTGTTTATTATTTGGGTTAATATATTCAACTCTATAACCAACTAAACCTTGGGGTGTAAATTTATTTCTATCTTCAGACTTAACATTTGATAAATCCAAAATTAATCCTCTTACCGATGGTAATGAAGCTAAAACTCCACAATCCATTATTGAAGTTCTAATTTGTTTTGGTCTAATATGTAATGTATAGATACCTAAATTAGAAAAATCTGCGGTACTTAGATTAAGGTTATATAAACCGCCTAATATTTCCACACCACTTTCTCCACCGGTGTTACCATTATGTAAAATTGGTGTTAATACCTGATTTGAGGTTAATTTCTTTAATGTTGTTGTCGTTGTTGAGATTCTGTCAGCCGCATAATGATAAAGTATTTCTACGTCATCAGGTGATACGTCCGCCGGTCTAACTATTCCATATGATCCTACTGCCATTTTCTTTTATTATAAATATAAATCTTATTGTTTTTTAACTTTAAAAAATCCATTTCCGTACACATCCAATTCACTCATATTGTCAATTTCACCTAATCTTAGGTTAACTTCCATGACACCTTGTCTACCTCTTTCCACAAAAATGTCAGAATAAACTGATGGATCATCAATAAACCCTAAGAAATGTTCATTTCTTGTTATTACTTTATTAAACACCTCCTCTTTAGTGAAGGCGGATGTTGTTCCGGTAATCATGGTATAGCCATCTGCGAAGTCCATGTAATATAAACTACCTGAGTCACTTGGTAAAGTGTATCCACTATATAATGATCCTGAATATGTTCCTGTTGTATATGAAGATGTACTTAATGTGGTCTCACCATATTTTCGTAATTCACCTATTTTACTACCACCTATTGCTGCATATTTGAATATAGTATTACCTGTATTATTTGTGTAATCTAAATTATTTAAATAATTTTGGTGGTTACTTCCTGTATAGTATATGTTACCTGGAAGTGTAAATCCTGTAGATGTTCCTAATGTATTTACAACTACCGATCCGGTATTTGGAACTGTAATATTTTTATTTATATTTTCTTTACTCCAAGGTGAATCTAAAGATAAATTTAAAGTATAACTACCTGTAGCCGAATATGTATGTGAACTTGTTGGGAAATTAGAATATAAAACTCCTCCATTAACACTTAACGACCCCGATGTTCCGTCTCCCCATTTTATTGTATAATTTTGTTCTACAATTTTTCTTAATTTATCTGGATTAACTGTATTATAAACTGTAACTATATAACCAGATTGTGTATATGTAAAATTACATAATTGTTCCACTTGTTCTATATTTCCATCAAAAGAAGACATGACACCCATTTCATCGGCGTCTGCCTCCAAAAATATGGGTAAATTGTATGTTAGTCCTGATTTATATAATATGGTATATTCGTTTCTTTTCATATTTTACTTATGTTGGTGTAGATGTAGGTGTTAAGGTGGGTTCTGGTGTTGGTGTCCAAGTTGGTTCGGTTGTTATTGATGGTGCAGGTGTTGAAGTTGGGTACGGTGTTGAAGTTGGTATTGGTGTTGTGGTAACTCCACCGATAGGTGTTGGAGTTGGGGTTGGGGTTGATGGTATTATTGCTCCTCCTTTTTCATAAAATAAAATACTATTATTCGTTGTATTTCCTGTACCAATTCTATCTAATTTTGTTATCCCCGTATATTTGTATATTTGATATGTTCGATCAAAATTATCAAAGTCTATTTGATAATACATATCTTTTTCTTCTGTGATGTTATAACTTGTAGTATGTCCTGAATTTACAAAATCAAGTATTTGACCGTCATTTGCGTCAAAGAATTTTGCTGTCATAAAAAACGTATTCATTCCGTGATAATAATTTCTATTGTATGTTACTTGATTTGGAATTGTAAATGTTTGTCCTGTCCATCCTACCAATGTTGTCCCACTTGTTGGTATGTTTACTTGTGTTATATTATTTATTTCATTAGTAAATAAAATTGTTTGTATGGTCGACCCTGTACCAAAAACATACTGATCCAATGTTGTTGTCCCACTTAAATTTGTATCGGTTAAAACACTTTCATCATCAAACCAGAACAAATACATATTTTCTTTATTTCTATAATTTGACCCTGTGAATATTGGTACATGTATATAATAACCGTAGTTATTTCCTGTATAAAAATATTTTTCACCTAATGGTAATGATAAATTTTTTATATTAACTAATTTTCTATTTTGTCTTGTTGGTGGTTCACATAATAAAACATGATTAGTTACTTTTCCAGGTGTTTTATAAAATTCTAACCTAAAAAAACTTTCAGTTGCCTGTTTTGTCATCAACTCATTTTCTTGAGTTGTTATTCCAACCGGATTATAATCTAAAACATAGTT